GCGCGACGCGCGGGTCTACCTGGGCCTGACGGCCTACGAGGCTGACAAGCTGTTCATTGGAGGTAACTCCGTCGCCGACCTGCGCCGGATTGTCGATGAACTGATAGCGCTTCCTGCATACGACCGCGACGACTACAACCGCCGCGGCCGCGACCGCTACGGCTACGGCCGCGACCGCGACGGTTACGACCGCGACGGTCTGGACAGAATGAATTGCGCGAGGGTGTGACCACCTTCGAACGCATGGTCGTTTTGGCACACGTATCAGCAAGACCAATTCGCATCAGGCAGTCGCTAGAAAACGACTGGCGACTACCAAAGAGATCACCACAGGCACACCGAGCGATTGCTGGAACCATCCCGGGTTCACCAACAAGTTCGCGTACTGCGACTGCCAATGCCCGGACCTCAACTACGTCATCGACGCACAGGAAAGAACATGAGCCTGATCCAATATGCAAACGACGAATTGCGTCTTGTCGGTTACAGCGTAGACGCTTTTGACCCTGCTGATCTCAACGGTCACATGCACGATGCGTTGATTGAACTGCTTGTCGCATTTGAACGCAAGGCACCGGACACTGCAGTCGGCCGCGCCTACCTGCTCGAAACCTTCGCTCGCTTGGCTCGCCGTCAGCCGCTCTCGCCCCTGACCGGCACCGATGACGAATGGTCTGCACCTGATGCCTATCGCGTGCAGCAGAACTTGCGTTGTGAGACGGTGTACCGCGATGGTTTTGACGGTGTTGCCTACGACACGCACGCGATTCTGTTCAAGCGCCTGAACGGCAACTGCTACGCACTCGCCGGCAAGAGCGTGAAGCATGTGACGTTCCCATACACCCCCAATCCGGAGATCCGCGACTACGCAGAAGATCAAAGCGCTGTTTCAAATAATTGACGATTACAAAGAAGTAGATCGAGACGGTTGGCAGCAACTCGAATACGAGCGGCTAACCACCTGCCTCAAAGAACTGCATCCTCGTTCTTTTCGAGACATCCAGGTTTACGAAAAACTGAAGGCCTTCCTGTGAGTCCTCGTGACTGCAAGCATTATCGTTACGGTAACAGCAGTTGCCGAGCCGGTGCCGCACCGCGACGCCTCCACCACATCTACCTGTCCGCACTTCGCAAGCTTGTCACTTTCCTGAAGGAAACCAAATGAACGTTTTTCAAAGCTACCTGGTCATGCAGCTCGACACGATTGTGATTGGTTGCGCTATTTCAAGTGCAGTATTGGCAGTTATGTACGTGTTGACGCGCAAAGCGACTGCCGACATGAACATCGAACTCGAAACCTGGCACCGTGAAAGAAAAGACGAGCCATTTCACAATGTGAAATACCTGGAAAAAGAAACGCTGCGTGCCAAGGAATTGTGCGGACAGCGCGATCAGTCATGCAAGAGAGAACGCCGGTTTCTGTGGCTGGCTTCGACACTACTCGCTGCCGTATTCGTTCTTCCGTCGACCAAGACCGCAGCTGTGACGCTGATCTTCCCGCAGATCGCCAGTAGCGAAGTGATTCGCAGCGAAGCACTCGAACTGTACCAAACGGCAAAAGACGTTGCATGAAACGCAAGCGCCGTAATGGTGAAGTCGTCTGCCGGTGCGGTGCTTACAGGTTCCCGCACCGGTTCCTAAGCGGCGACTGCGACGGCAGTGGGTATGTCCAGGAGATATACGAACCCTGGTCGACATGCAAGGGTTGCAATTTCCTCGAAGATGGTATTACCTGTGTGGTACTGGACGGCCGGGAGCCTGTGTATCACTGCCCTGAGCTGCAAGAATTTGAACGTTACGAAGGGGTTAAACGCTATGGGATACACCGTCTTACCAAACCCACCGGCTGTCTCCGTGGGAACCCGCGCTGAAGCCGAGCTGCTGCGCAAGGATCTGCAAGTCAACAATCCGGCCGAAGACTGGCAGCTGTACAAGAACGTCGACAAGGGTGACCTGAGCAACCCGCTCGAACGCCTCTACGCACTGACCTACCGGCTGCTGGGAGTCGAAGACTCGACCAACATGGTGCTGCTGATCCAGAACCTTGACGGCACCGAGACGGACGTCACTGCGATGCGGATCATGATCGACGCGCGATCGGCGATCGACGGACTGCCGACGTGAGTGTCGAAACCTGCTACGGCTGCTGCAACCAGGAGAAAGTGAAATGCCTCATGTCGGCTACCTGATCGGGCTGATCGTCGTACTGGCGATCTCCAATGCGATCATCTTGAAGCGTTGGCTTGCTGCCGATGCCAACTGCCAGGCCAGCGTCAACACTGAAGCCACGAAGGCGATGGGCGAAGATATCACCGCCGGCAACAAAGGCAACCGCCAGGCGTTCGACGCCGGCGAAAGCAGCAAAGACAACGTACGAACCGTATTCGTCCCTATCGAAAGGAAAATCCATGAAACACGCTACGTGTCTACTTGCACTGGTCGTATGCCTGACGGGATGCAGGACGCTGTTCGTGCCGCGGTCGACGCCGCAAACGATCGTTGACTGCCGCCAGCCGAGCACCGACGACGTCCCGCCACCACCGATCGAGACGGAAAAGGATTGGGTCGAGCGCGGCGCGCTGTGGGCCGTGGTCGTGCTGCGCACGCTGACGCAGGAACGCGCGTACCGCCAGGTCGAACACACCTGCATGGAGAAACCGAAGTGACGTACGCAGAAAGGAAATCGTCGCCGTTGAAACGCTTGCTTCCGGATTATCAACGGATCGAAGCACGGGTCTGGTGCGCGATTGCGGCACGTTTCAATTTGAACGCAGTCATTGCACCTGAAATCAAGCACGCTGACCGCATCGCGCTCATGACAGAGCGTCGCGACCTGATGGGACCGCCAGTCGAGCCGTGGTACGAAGAACTTGAAGTGCTGGCTGATCAACTTCCCACAGCGCGAATTAAACCGCAGCGGCCTTGCGCAGCGAAAGGTGCTTTTCTGTGACTTTACAATAGGTACAGAGCGTGAAAGTAGAAACATCAAAATGCCCGCGTTGCGACGCCAACATGCCGATCGGGCTGTTCTGCAAAGGCAACTCACCTGCCGATCCGTGCCCGCTTGCCCGTTGTCCGCACCCAGGCTGCGGAACGCCGTATCAACCAGGCCCGTGCGCCTATCAGGAGTGCCCCAGGAAATGAACCTGCAAACCGTCATCAGCGAAACCTTTGCACATACGTTCTTTGCCAGCCTGCTCGCTGCTGTTCGCGAAGCGTTACAGCAGAACGGTATGGACCCGTGCGAATGCGAAATGTACGACATCGACGACAACACCGCCGGGATCCGCTACCGCGGTTCTCTGATGTTGAAGATCCACAAGCCCGACATCAAGATACTGCCGTCGGGGATTGGTGACGCGTGCACGGATCACTACAATAACGCATTGACACCCTGCGCAACGTATGCCTATCCCTCCCCTCTCCCAAAACAGGCGTTACCGATGATCCGCCATTCGTTTCATATCTCGCCAGTCACGCTCAAAAAACTGAAAACCAAGGCCAAGAAGCAGGGAATTTCGACTGCAGAATACCTGCGCCGTATCATCGACGCCGAACTGAAGTAAGTCATGTCGCCAGGGGCCGCCGCACATGAATGGGATGCGTTTTCGCGTCTCAATTTGAGAGATCTATTGCCTGTCGTGTGTGACCCGAACATTCCGGTGTCGCCCGGCAGCAAGGTCAAGCAAGGTTCATCTGTGCCTTCGATGATCCTGGCCAACAATCACATGGTCGGGTTCGCAAATTGGCCGCGCCGCGTCACGACCAGCGTTGACGACTGGCGTTTGGATCCGCGACTTGGGATCTGCATGATCACCCGCACGGTGCATGCGATCGACGTCGATGTAACCAATCCGGAACTCGCCGCTCGGATCGAAGGCTTCATCCGCTTCACCGCTCCCGGCGGCTATCAGATGCCGAAGCGCGGCCGCGAGGGTACTTCCAAATTCGCGCTGCTGTACCGTTTGGTCGAAGCGCCAGAGTTCGTCAAGAAAACCGTCATGCAAGTCTCGACCGACGGCACGCAGCAGATCGAATTCCTGCACCACAGCCAGCAACTGCTGATCGCCGGCACCAACCCGCACCGCGGCGGCCGCTACACGTGGCCAGACGGTATTCCTGCGCAGCTGTCCGACATTCCGGCACTCACGTTCGCCGAGTTCGCCGAGCTGCATCGCGAGCTGGCAACAGAATTCGTCCCGGGCGGAGGTATCCGTGAGATTTCACTGAGCGACCAGACCAGCATCACGTTTGGTGTCCGCGGCCGGCTGCAGGTCGACTACGAAAACGACCCGATCCTCAAACGCATTGTTGACCAGGGCATGCTGCGCGGCATCGCGCCAGACGGTAAGGTCTTTGTCGACTGCCCTTGGGCCGACGATCACAAGCACCCCACGCCGGACAACGAAACCGAAGCGTGCTATTTCCCGCTCGGACTCGGTGGATTCGACGAACACCCCGGCTTCAAGTGCATGCACGCCACGTGCGCCGAGCGCACGCACCAGGGCTTCCTCAGCGCGATCGGCTACGGCGACGAGCAATTTCCGATCGTCGAGACACCGAAGGCCGCGCAGACCAGGCCGCAATTTAGCTACAAAGGCAAGAGCCAGCTGATCGCGCCGAACCTGTCGAACATCGTGAAGGCGCTGCGCTGGTCCGACGGTACCGGTTATCTGTTCTTCTACGACACCTTCCTCGACCAGCTCTGCTACATGTACGAAGACCACCGCTATCTGGTCAGCGACGAGACGTATACCGAAACGCGCTTGATGCTCACTGCGCTCGGTGTAGAAGACGGCGGCGCCAAAGAAACAGTGCGCGATGCGATGCACTTCGTCGCCAAGGAAAACACGCGCGATGCGGCGAGCATGTGGTTGAAAGAACTGTCGTGGGACGGTACGCCCAGGCTGGTGACGTTCCACGTTGACGCGATGCGGCTCGACGATACGCCGTACTACCGAGCAGTGGTCGAGTACATGTGGTCGGCGCTTGCCGGCCGCGTCCTGTCGCCAGGCTGCAAGGCGGACATGGTCCCGATCCTCATGGGTCCGCAGGGACTGCGCAAATCAACGTTCATCGAAATGCTGGCACCGTCCGGCGACGAGTTCGCGCAGATCAACCTGAGCGAGCGCGACGCCGACCTGACGCGCCAGCTCCGCGGCAAGCTCGTTGCGGAGTGGGAGGAAATGCGCGGTTTGAACACACGTCACGAAGACGACGTGAAGGGCTGGATCTCACATTGCAAGGACGAATGGATCCCCAAATTCAAGGAATTCGGCAGCCAGCGCCTGCGCCGGTTCGTGGTGTTCGGCAGCGTCAACCGCCGGCGCATCATCGGCGACCCGACTGGCGGCCGGCGCTGGCTGCCGGTGTTCGTGAACCGCACACTGGATACCGAATATCTGGCCGCCAATCGCGATCAGCTGTGGGCTGAGGCCAGAGTGATGTTCGAGCGCTACGGCGTTCGTTGGAGCAAGGCCGAGCAGTTGGCGAAATACTATTTGCCGATGATCTCGGAACGCGATGTCTGGACCGACCCGGTGAAGGAATACCTAGTCGACAACGTCGGGCAGGACGGCTGGACGAGTGCCCAACTGCTGCAGACAGTGTGCAATTTGCCGCCTTCACAGTTGACCCGCCACAGCCAGGAGCGCCTATACCGCGTGATGGTTTCACTGGGCTGGATCGAATCTGAAGAAGGCAAATGGTACAGCAATTTCGCTTGACAGCTTCAAAAACGTATGTCTAATATGCACACGCAGTAACCCATCAACACTGGAGATTGAATATGTCGCTCGACCGCTTCCTCGCCGCATTCGAAACGCTCGCCACGCAGGCGGTTCGTTTCGTCGATCACGCTACCGCCACTCCGGCAAGCAAGCCGGCCGCCGACACCAAGGCCGACACCAAGGCTGCCGCCGATGCCAAGGCCGCTGCCGATGCCAAGGCTGCTGCCGATGCCAAGGCTGCTGCCGATGCCAAGGCTGCTGCCGATGCCAAGGCTGCTGCCAAGGCCGATGCCAAGGCCGATGCCAAGGCTGTCGATTCACCCGCACGGCTGACGGACGATACTGTCAACGAAAACGGCTTCAAGTACGGCACGTTGAAGGCAGCTGTCATCGCCTACGGCGCAGAGCATGGCGCACCGGCGACGATGGCGATCCTGCAGGATCTAGGCGTCAGCCACGCCAAGCACATTGAGCCGGTGTTGTGGGAACAGGCTCACGCGCGTTTTACTCCCGCTCCTGGTGGTAAGGAAGAGTTCGCATGAGTAAGCACGCCCTGTTTTCCGCCAGCGCTTCCGAGCGTTGGTCGAATTGCCCTGGTTCGCTGGCGATGTCGCAGGGTATTCCCAACGGCAGTTCCAGCTCGGCGCGCGAAGGCACGGCAGGGCACGATCTCGGCGACCGATGTTTGCGCACCGGCGCCGATCCACTCGACTCCGTCGGCGAGTTTATTCTCGTCGAAGGCGAAGAGATCCAGATTACCGATGATCTCGCCGAGGCCGTATTCGACTATGTCGAATACGTCCGCGGGTTCTCCGGCACGATGCTGTCCGAAACCCGCATCAACTATTCCGAATTGCTAGGCGTCGATACCGAAGAGGGCTTCGGTACTAGCGATGCGATCGTGCTGTGCGGCACGGAGCTGCATGTCTTCGACCTGAAGCTCGGTCGGCGCTACGTCGAGCCAAAGCGCAACCGCCAGATGATGCTGTACGGCGCCGGCGTACTAAAGGTGCTACTCGACCTGGGTGAAACCGTCGACAAGGTCGCGCTGCATATCGTGCAGCCGCGTGTGGTCGAGCGCCCGATCCCGTTCGAGATGACGGTCGACGAGCTGAATCTCGAAATCGACTACCTGCGATCGCGCGCGGAAGTGGTCAAAGAGGCGTTCTTCACCTACACCGGTCGCGAGGACAAGCACTGGCATTCGCTGTACCTGGTCCCGGGCGAGAAGCAATGCGAGTGGTGCCCGGCTGCTGCGTTCTGCCTAGCGCTGCGGAACGTGGCGCGCGAATACGTGGACGACGATTTCGATGTCGTCTCGCTGCAGCAGACCGTCCCTGGCGAAGAGATCGCAGAAAACCTGGGCATGCTGCCGCTGCTGGAAATCTTCGCGAAAGCGACGACGGGTGAAGCGAACCGCCGGTTGACGCTCGGCGAGAAAGTGCCGGGCTACAAGCTGGTCAAGGGCCGCGAGGGTAACCGCCGCTGGCGTGATGTCGAAGCCGCCGAAGAAGTCTTCGCTGACGTGGATGGTGATTTGATCTACGCACCGCGCAAACTGCTGACGCCGCCACAGATGGAAAAGGCGCTGAAGAAAAACGATGCCAAGTCGCGAATCGCAGACCTAGTCGTGCGCAACCCTGCGCGCCCGACGCTCGCTCCCGAAAGCGATCCGCGCGAACCGTGGTCCGAAGCTGCGAGCGCCGACGAATTCGCGGTAGTCGAATGAACATCAATTGGCTTAACCCGCGGATACACTGGGCAAAACACAACCTTCACACCATCGGTGATTGTCATTACGTAAGCGGCACGAGAATTCATGTAGTCACTCCTGATATCTGGAAACCAACAATGATAGACAATGCGCTGTGTTTCAGTGTCGTTGATCTGTTGACCACGTAACCGCATTACGTGATCGGCAGTGACGGTTACGCGCTCGCCACCTGCCCGTGGATTCACGAGCACGTTGCCGATCACTATCTCGACGTGCGATTTTATATTGTCAATCGTCAGTTCACCTGCATTTACCCGTCGTGCGTCAAGCGCACGTGGGATCAAGCATTGAGCCAACTGGCTCACTCCGCTGTCGAGGCGGTTCTCTCGGCCAACTCAGAAGAGAAAACACCATGTCCACAAAAGTGATGCTACAAAAAGCCCGTCTGGCGTTCCCCGTGCTCGGCGAGCCCGAGCAGTTCCAGGGCCAGGGCAAACCACGCTATTCCGGCACGTTCCTGGTCCTGCCCGACAGTGACAACCATAAGCTGTCCCAGGCGGCGATGCTCGCGGCGGCCGAAGCGAAGTGGCCGGGCAAAGGCGCCGCTGCAGTGAAGTCGCTCACCGCCGGCCTGAAGGTCGCCATGCTCGACGGCGATACGAAGTCCGACTACGACGGCTTTGAAGGCATGATCTACATCGGCGCGCACGCACAGGCATCGGCACCGCCGCGCCTGCTCGACGGCCAGAAGCGTGAGCTCCCCCGCGACACCGGCGTGATCTATGCCGGTTGCTTCGTCAACGCGGCGGTCGAGTTCTGGGCACAGGACAACCAGTGGGGCAAGCGCATCAACTGCACCCTGCGCGGTGTTCAGTACGCCGGCGAGGGTCAGTCGTTCTCGGCATCGCGTCCGGCCGAGGCGGACGAGTTCGACGTGGTCGAAGAAGCGGTCGACGCTGCTGGCAGCGACGACTTCGCGTAATACGACCGGGAGGGGAAACCTCCCGGTTTTTGGTCTGCGGCTTGCGCAGGCCGTAGACCAAAAACCGGAGATCAAACATGGTTACCATCAAGCGTGATCGGCTTGAAGCGTTCAAGCATTATCTTGATCGCGAATGCGTTGCGTATCGCGAACCAAGTGCTGCATCGCAGCATCAGGTGCTTCAGGTTCAAACCGGCGCAGGTTGGACACCGCTTTACAAGAGTGAAAAATACCCTTTGCACTACAGAACTTCAGGTCGCCTGATCGAAAACCTCGTTCGCAATTTTGCTCGCAATGACTGACCTGCTCTACATCGACAGCGAAACGCGATCGCCGGCACCGATCAAGTACGGCACCGCCAAGTACATGGAGCAAGCGGAAGTCATGCTCGTGTCGTATGCCGTGAATGAGGAAGAACCTGAAACCTGGGATCTGATGCGCCGGCAGCCGATGCCGAAGCGGCTCCGAGAGGCGGTCAACGAATGTGTCCTGCTCGCGCACAACGCCTGGTTCGACCGCAATCTCTTCCAGCGCTGCAACACGTTCCCAGGCGTTGATCTCTCGCCCGCGCGCTGGGTCTGCACGATGGTGCAGGCCTACTGTCATGGTCTACCCGGCAGCCTCGACTCGCTGTGCACGGTGTACCAGATCAACGAAGCCGATGCGAAGAGCAAGCGCGGCAAATACTTCATCGGCCTGTTCTGCAAGCCGCGCAAGGACGGCGGCTGGAACGACGAAACCACGCATCCGAAGGAATGGGCGGAGTTCCGCGACGACTACGCGCCGCGTGATATTCGCTCCATGCGCAAATTGCACAAGACGATGCCGAAGTGGAACTACCCCGGCATCGGCTTCCGTGAGGGCGAGTTCTCGCAGGAGCACCGCAACTGGCAGCTCGACCAGACGATCAACCAGCGCGGCTTTGCCGTCGACTTGAACCTGATCCGGTGCGCGATCGCAGCGGAAAAGGAAGAGCGCAAGCTGCTGAACGTGGCGACGCACGATGCGACCGAAGGCGCCGTCGAGGCAGCGACGCAGCGCGACGAGATGCTGAAGTACATCCTCGAAGCGCACGGCGTTCCGATGGCCGATCTCAAAGCCGACACGATCCGCCGCGCGCTGGACGACCCGGGTCTGCCGCCGGAGGTAAAAGAGCTGTTGGAGATCCGCGCAGCGTCGGCGCGCAACGCATCCAAGAAGTACCAGGCGGCAGAGAACTGCGTTAGTAGCGACGGGCGCATGCGCGGCACGCTGCAGTTCTGCGGCGCGCAAACGACCGGCCGCTGGGCCGCGCGCCTGCTGCAGCCGCAGAACTTCATGCGCCCGACGATGAAGCCGGACCAGGTCGCCCGGGTGATCCAGGACATTCAGTCCGGCGTCGCGCATCTGGCCTACAGCAACCTGTCCGAAGCGCTCGGCAACTGCGTCCGCGGCATGATCATCGCTGGCGAAGGCCGGAAGCTCTGCGCCGCCGATCTGGCGTCGATCGAGGGCCGCAGCTTGGCCTGGCTCGCGCGCGAGCAGGACATCGTCGACTTCTTCTATCAGGTCGATAGCAAGGAAGTCGACTACGATAGCTACATGCTGACCTACGCCAGCATCTTCGGCGGCGATCCGGCGCTGGTGACCAAGGACGAGCGCCAGCAAGGCAAGCCGATCGACCTGAGCATGGGCTACGGCGGTGGCGTGGCCGCGTACCTGACGTTCGCCGCGGTGTACCGCATCGACCTGCCAAAGATGGCGGAAAAGGTGTGGGAGATCGCTGACCCCGCGCACATTCACGAGTGCGCCGGCAAGTACAGGTGGGCCGAGAAGAACAAATATCACGCCGGCCTGCCGTGCGAAATGTACGCGGCTTTCGAGTACGTGAAGCAGAAGTGGCGCGCGGCGCGACCGATGACCGTGCAGCTGTGGGAGGATCTGGAAACTGCCTTCCGCCAGGCAACACTGACCCAGGATCAAACGTTCACCGTCGGCGTGCTGAAGTTCAACCGCAAGGGTCAGTGGCTGCGCATCCGGCTGCCTACAGGGCGCATGCTCTGCTTCCTGCAGCCGCGATTCCAAGGCAACAAGCTGAGCTTCCTGGGATTGAACCGCTACACCCGGAAGTGGGGCCGGGTTTCGATCTACGGCGGCAAGATTTCTGGTCTGGTGACGCAAGCGTTCGCGCGCGAGGTGTTGATTGAAGCACTGCCGGATATCGAAGACGCGGGCTACCCGGTGGTGCTGTCGATTCACGACGAAGCAATCACCGAACCTGAAGACCACATGCCGCTGCAGCCGATGATCGACCGCCTGATCCGGCCGCGTGTGTTTGCACCGGGCTTGCCGCTTGCCGCTTCCGGTTTTGAAGCGCAACGCTACAGGAAGGATTGATATGAAAGAATCATTGATCGAAAAGCACACGATCAAGCGCGTGAAAGAACTCGGTGGATTCACGCGCAAGGTCGTGTACCAGGGTCGAAAAGGCTCGCCGGATCGCTGGTGTTTTTTCCCTGGTGGCCTGCTCGTGATCGTCGAACTGAAAGCGACTGGCGAATCCCCTGATTCGCAGCAAGCACAGGAAATTGCCGACCTGCGCGAGATGGGCATGAACGTTCACTGGACCGACAGCAAGCAAGGTGTCGACGAAATTTTGAGGTGCTATTTCCTATGAGTCTGAAACTGCTGAAAGAGAATGATTTCGCATCAGCTATCTCCCGCGATTTGTTGGGAATGTGCCTGGACAATATGATCGGCGAAGGCAGTTTCCGCATGGTATACCCGTGGCTGCCGAATAAAGATTGGGTGCGCAAGATCGAACCTGTTCCTGGTCACTTTTCCAACGTCCAGGAATGGGATGTATGGGAACGCGTCAAGGAAACTAAACTCGCACAGTGGTTCGCGCCAGTGCACTAGATTTCCGCTTGCGGCATCATCATCATTATGCAGTCGCGTACGAAGCCGATTGAAGCATGTGAGTTACCGAAAGAAGTCCCGGCGTTCTTCTGCGATCTGAAAGCGGCGAATTGGGGTCGTCTTGGTAAACGTATCGTGTGCCATGATTACGGCAACAACCCGCTGATGGAAAAAGGCATGACGACTCGCATGAAGAAAGCCGTCTGGCGCTGATGATGAATTACTACAACGAAAACGATCCGCAAACCGTCGCGATCCTGAAGCAGCTGATCGCTGACGGTGTTGTGCCGCCTGGTGATGTCGACGATCGTTCGATCGAGGATGTTGAACCTTATGAACTCTACGGATACGCCCAATGTCATTTCTTCGCCGGCATCGGCGGATGGGCATACGCACTGCAACTCGCAGGCTGGCCCAACGATCTCCCAGTGTGGACCGGATCCTGCCCATGCCAGCCTTTCAGCTCGGCAGGCAAAGGCACTGGGTTTGCTGACGAGCGGCACTTGTGGCCTGCGTGGTACTGGCTCATCCAGCAGCTCCGACCTGCAACTGTGTTTGGAGAGCAGGTTGCAAGCAAGAACGTCGATCCTTGGGTCGACCTTGTACACGCTGACATGGAAACCCTGGATTACACCTTCGGGTGTGTCGCGTTTCCGGCTGCGGGCATCGGTGCGCCGCACATCCGAGACAGAAACTACTGGGCGGGTCACGCCAACGACGAGGGACTGGAAGGACTCGCCGGGCATGGTGGCGCAGCGGGACGGCAAAGACAGGAACGACCAGTTGCCGCGCCAGGCTTATTTAGCGGGCTGGCCGACGCCAACAGTAGGCAATGCGATGGGTTCTCAGTCATGCGCGGGAATGAGTGCGACGGGGAAGATGCCGGACGGGCGCAAAGTTTCAGTGGCGCTGCCGCATGTAGCGACGATGGCGGGATGGTCGACTCCGGTAGTGGGATCAACCGCACCGTCAGCACACGGCCAGATCAGCGGGGATTACAGGCGAGCAATGGCGGCGGCGGCGCTCAACGGAATAACGAACCCGGCCCGGTTAACGGCGTTTGGCGTGATGCTGACTGGCTCGGCTGCAGGGATGGAAAATGGCGGCCAGTTGAACCCGGCACATTCCCGCTGGCTCATGGGGGTATCCGGTCGCGTGGGACGTCTCCGGGGTTACGGTAAGGCAATCGTTCCGCAGGCTGCGGCAGAATTCATCAAAACATTTGTCTTCGCAAAAACCATGAGGAATTTGTCGTGAACGATCAGTTCCAATGCGAATTCCAAATCACCGAACGCGAGTTGCGTTTGTACGAACTAGCTCGCCAGTACGGCCAGCGCTGTGAAGCATTTGATTTGCTGGTGTGCGGCGGTATGTCACCTGCCGGTACCGCGATACCTGTTACGCGCCATCAACGATCGGTAGTTGCCTTCAACGCTCGCCAAGTCAAGGCAGAGCTGTTTGCCGGTACCGACTTCACACGTGAAGAAATCAGCAGAGCGCTGCGTGACCTATGAGCAGATTTGAAATTCATCAAGGCGAGTGCTTAGAAGTCCTGCGGAGCATGCCGGACAACAGTGTTGATTCGATCGTCACAGATCCGCCGTACGGCCTCGGTAAAGAACCCGATGCGTTTGCAATGCTGTGCGATTGGATGAATACCGGTCACCATGACGCACAAGGCTCCGGGTTCATGGGGAAGGAATGGGATGCTTTCGTTCCGCAACCTGCTGTGTGGCGCGAGTGCCTGCGCGTACTGAAACCCGGCGGACATCTGCTTTCGTTTGGCGGTACCCGCACGTACGATCTTGTACTGCTGGGTCTGCGCATCGCCGGATTCGAAATCCGTGATTGCATTATGTGGTTGTACGGCAGTGGATTTCCGAAGTCACGTAACGGAACGTGGGGCGGCACCGCGCTCAAGCCCGCCCACGAGCCTGTCGTCGTTGCTCGTAAGCCGTTGGAAGGCACAGTGGCTGCGAACGTGCTGGCGTACGGCACAGGTGCCTTGAATATCGACGGGTGCAGGGTTCCGGCAACCAGTGAAAACCGAACACGTATCGGGGAGTCTTCTCAGGAAACTCGATATACGGAAATAGGCACCACGAATTTTGCCGCAACACCAGGCACCCGCGGCGGCGATCCGGCTGGTCGCTGGCCTGCCAACATCATCCACGACGGCAGCGACGAAGTGCGAGCAGCGTTTCCTGATGCCAAAGGCCAACAAGGCGACCTGAAAGAAACAGGGCATGCTCGTCTTTCATCCGGTAGATTTGGCGACATGCCGCCGGCGTGCGCGCACCCCGCCAGGATTGAGACTGACACCAGCGCTGCTCGCTTCTTCTATTGCGCAAAAGCCAGCAAGACCGATCGGAACGAAGGCTGCGAAGCGCTTCCGCTACGAGCCTCCGGTATGGTTTCTAACACATCAGGTCAGCACATCACGCGACGTGACGGCGGCGCACCGAAGCCAACAGCGAATAACCACCCAACCGTCAAACCAACCGAACTCATGCGTTATCTTTGCCGGCTGGTGACACCGCACAACGGAATCGTGCTTGACCCGTTTGCAGGATCAGGTAGCACCGGAAAAGCTGCTGTTATTGAAAATTTTCGTTTTATAGGGATTGAACTTGATCGCGATAAAGACGGCAATTCACTTGGCTACATTAGGCTTGCACATGCAAGAATAGCAGCTGTTTTGAAACCGGAAGATTTAGCGTGACCGAACTCTTCGTCCCGAAGCCGTATCAAGGCAAGCTGATCACGCACATGACCGGCAACCCGCGGCACAACGGCTTCGCCTCTCCTGGCATGGGCAAAACCGTGTCGACGCTGACTGCGCTCAGCATCATGACGTTGGTCGACGACGTCTTCCCTGCGTTGGCGATTGGCCCGATGCGTGTTGCAAACAGCGTCTGGCATCGTGAGGTTGAGAAGTGGTCGCACACCAAGGGTCTGCGCGTATCGCGCGTGCTCGGCACGTTGGACGAGCGCCTGGCTGCGCTGCGCACGCCGGCCGATATCTACACCACACATTACGGGCTGCTGGCATGGTTGCACAGCTATTTCGAAGACAAGAAGTGGCCGTTCCGTTGGGTGATCGGCGACGAGTCCACGCGGCTGAAAAACAACCGCTGCAGCTTCCAGCGCAGCAAGACCGGCAAACTGTTCTTGCGCACCGGCGGGGGTGTGAACGCTTCGGCGATAGCGCGCTACGCGCCACGTACGCCGTACTGGACAAACCTGTCAGGCACGCCGGCACCGAACGGGTTGAAGGATCTGTGGGGTCAGCACTGGTACGTCGACTTCGGCGCGACTCTCGGCAATTCGTACGATGCCTTCACGAAGCGCTGGTTCTATCAGCGCCGCGGGACGCAGCGCGAGCAGGCCGTGTTCGACCCGCTGCCGCATGCGTTCGACGAGATCACGGAGCGCATGCGCCCGACCACGATTTCGCTTGACGCCTACGACTACTTTGATTGCGAGAAGCCTCGTGAAGTAAACCTGCCGGTCGTGCTTCCGGAAGCGAGCATGAAGCAATACCGGAAGATGGAGCGCGAAGCACTGATCAAACTGAGTAGCGAAAAAGTGATCACTGCGGTCAACGCCGGTGTCGCAACCGCGAAGTGCATGCAGATCGCCAGCGGCCACGTGTTTGACGGTGAGGGTCTGCCGCATCTGGTACATACCGAAAAGCTGGATGCGCTGGAATCGTTGGTCGAAAACCTGCAGGGTGCACCGCTGCTGGTGGCCTATCATTTCAAACCCGATCTGGCCGCGATCCTGAAACGGTTCAAGCTCGCCGTCGCACTGCCTAGCGGCGCGAAGCAGGCCCAGGTCGAGGACGACTGGAACGCCGGCAAGATTCCGATGCTGCTCGTGCATCCGGCGAGCGCCGGCCACGGTTTGAATCTGCAGCACGGCGGGTGCAACCTGTGCATCTATACACCGTACTGGGATCTGGAATTGTACCTCCAAGTGATCGAGCGGATTGGCCCGGTGCGGCAGGTGCAAGCCGGTTACGATCGCCTAGTCAACGTATACCGCATCGTTGCCGAAGGTACGCTGGATGAAATGATGGTCAACCAGATCATCCCCGGCAAGAGCGGATTGCAAGATGCATTCAACAAGAGGATGGCCGCATGAAAAATTGACACTCAAGCAATACAGGTATTACCCTGCTCACCTCCGTGACCGGAGATCACCATGTTCGAATTTTTCAGAAAACTACTCAGAGGAATCAATCGCATGAACCAGCAACTCGAAGCCCTGACCACAGAGGTCGAACTCACCCGCGGCGTCATGGCGTCCGCAGCCGTCCTGATCGGCAGCCTCGCCGATCGCATCGATGAACTGAAGAACGATCCGGAACAGCTGACTGCACTCGCCCAGAGCCTGCGTGATCAGCGTACCGCCCTGTCCGCCGCGATCGAAGCTGATGGCGATCTGGCCCAGGCGCGCATCAACGAACAGGCTCGTCTCGCCGCGGACCAGCGCCGGCGTGAAGAGCGCAGACAAGCAGACGCAAAAATCAGCGAGTACGGCCGTGCCGAACAGCCGCCTGTGGTCGATCCTGCGCAAGTGCCGTTGCTGAGCGAAAGCGATACTCCGCCTGCGGGCAATGTCGGTACCGACTGGTCCGGCCAGGGCGGTGAGAGCGGCGGCGCTGGTGCGAGTGCTTCCTACGACAGCGGCAATTCAGGCGGCGGCGGTGGTGGTTGACATCGTAGTTTGACTGCGGTACGGTTCGCTCCGGACACCACCGTGCGGCGGCCGTGTACCCGAAGCCCCTGGTCGAAAGATCGGGGGCTTCGTCTTTACGGCGCTGTGCGTTTTGCAGGTAGGCCCTGCACTTCGGTCCGGAACAGGAACAACGCCTCGCGCTGAGCACGTTCGCGTGCCGCGTCGACTTCATTGCGCCGGCGTTCACGGGCTTCTTCGCTGATCCCCTTGGCGCGAGTGATCTGCGCTTTCTTGTTGCGGAAATCACGGTCCTGCTTGTCCCAGCGCTGCCGCCAATCCAGCATTCGTTGATCGTCCGCGGAAACAGCGGACGGACCTGCTGAGCCTTGCGACCTGATCAACTCGTTGCTTTCTTCCACCGCATCACGGAACGAGAAATAGGTGGCGACATCCGAATACGGCGAATAAAACGCAGCCGTGAAGGGATTCACGGTGTTGGCTTTTTTGCCAGCGGCAGCTGCCTTTTCCTCTTTGAACGGGTTCTCGACCAGGCCAGTCAAAACCATGTTACCCACACCGAGCGGGTAACCGCGGATAATCGCCTGCACTTCCTCCGGCGCTAGGTCGATGCCGCTGAGCTGTCGAAGCTCGATCGCGAGATCCTTGTACAGCTCCGGTGTGCGTTTGCCGAACTGCTCCGATCGGTACTGTGTTGGATCTTCGAACTTGTCGCTGACCACTTGCGAACCAGACGTTTTGCGGTTGACGCTAACCGATGTTGGCGGCTTCAGAATCGACGGCGTGAGCAGCATGGCCGCCGCGGCGAACGGGCGCTTCGACCAGTCGATGTTCGTGTCCTCGAACGGCGTGAACGCCGGCACGACACCGTTGCCGATCAGCGTACCTGCTGCCGCGCCCAGATCGTCCGCTTCCCCTTCGCTGAGCGAGAATCCCAGCAGCGCTCGTGCCATGCTGTTTGCCAGTCGCGCGTGGCCGAACGCCAGCGGCAGCTTCAGCACGCCGTCTTTACCGAACGGGAGCAGCAGGTTGGCTGCATGCGTCTGATCGCTTTGTTGGTCCAGTCGGTTGCCGCCTTCGTCATCATCCGCCATCTCGCGCGCTGCAGCCTGAAGCGCCAGCAGCACGATCGCTTGGCCGACCAGCCTACGGCGCCCGCGCGGCGTGCGTAGGTATTGCACGAGGTTGGCGCCGCCGGTAGCGGCCGGCTGCGCGAACGCCCACAGCGAGCTTGGCAGCGCCATCCACTCGCCCTTTTTTTTGAAGTTCATCAGGTCGAGCGCGCCGGCGGCCGCGTCGTCGCGGGTCATGCCGTTCTCGCGCATCGTGATGTAGGTGGCCAGCGCTGGTGCCATGTCGAAGCCGCGGTTGTAGAACTCAACCCATTTCTTCGCTCCTTCCCACGCATTCTTGGCCACCCCCCGGTGGTCGTCGATCGCCTTGGCGATGTCAGCTGCATTCCGGTTGAATTTGTCGCCGAACACACTGGCACCGCCGGCCGCAAGGAACTCCTGCAGGTAGCGCTCTTCAACCGTGTCGTTATTGAGTTTGCGACCCAGGCCGAATTTCGCGCCGGCCTTGACCAACCGAGGCAGCTTATGTGGCGAGAGCCAAGCCAGTGTCTGCCGCGCCAGCTGCGCGCTGTCGAGCAGATCGCCGTCAGCTTTGAAGTATTCGCGCGTCCGTAGATTCTCTGTACGTTCCCACATATCGCGCGCGAGATTCTTCGGCGCAAAGAACGGATTCATCTGTGTCGCCCAGTAGGCGTACCGTTTGGTCGCCTTGCCGAAGAACGGTACCAGCTTGTCGCCTTCCAGCACGTAGGCGTTGCGCAACGCCGGCAGCAGCTTCTGGTTCTTGAAGTAGTAGGCGTGCGCGGTGTTCCCGCGCCGGCGGACGATTGCGTTCTCGCCGACACGAGTGCTGTCGACATTCTGTCGGTGCAGTCCGGCCGCCTCGCGTTCCTCCGGGCTCATTTCCGTATACGCGTTGGCGATCGCATCCTGGAATTTGAACCAGCCGCTGTAGGAGGCGTTCTTCACGAGCGCACCGATGGTCGCGCGGATGGCGTTATCCGGCGCGGAGCTGGTGCGGCCGAGCATTTCCCGGTCGGCCGTGACGTTCGGCTGATTCGCGCCGCTCTGGATCATCTCTTCGTCCAGCGCAGTATCCGGGTTGCCGGTCAGCGGCACGTACTGCGAGGCAATCTCCGCCTGCAGGTCGCGCATCAGGGTGCTGACGCGGGCGAAGCTGTTCGGGTCGCTCGCATCAATACTGTCGCTGGCGGCGCGCAGTTCCTTGAATTGCTGCAGCAGGTCTTTGCGACCAAGGAACTCCGCGGCCCTCCCCGGCGAGGTTTTGCCGGAGGAAATCGCGACCATCAGGTTCCAGCCGTTCAGATCATATAGCGACTGTGCGACGGATTCGAGATCAGCCCTGTCGAACTTGCGTTCGACCGCGGCCATCAGCTTGCGCGCCTGCGGATTGCTCATGCCGCCGACGCCGTAAGCGTGCGTCTTGACCCTAGTGTCGGGGTTGTTCACTGCAATGATCAGGCCGTCGAGATCCATCTGCGCAGTGTTGGCTGCGTTGATGTTCGCACGGGTCGGCTTGCGCTGCGCGAGCTTTTCCAGCGTGTCGAGCTTCTTGACTGCCTTGTCGATCAGCTTCTGGTTTGCGATTTCTGCGTAGCGTGCAGTGACCCAGTAGCCGACGTAGTGCTCGATCGTCTCCGCAGTCAGGCCTGCTTTCTTGGCCATCTCACCGAGCTTCGCGTACATCGCGTCGCCGTATTCGGTGCGCGCGAACCGCAGGAGCTGGTCGCGAATACCGGGGGCGAGCCGCATCGCGCCGATCAGCGTGCGCTTCTGCCCGTCGGAGATCGGTAGCGCCATCGACCAGTCGACCCACGAGCGTAGATGGTCGTGGGCTTTTTCATCAATCACCCGACCAAGGTCAGCGAGCGCGGCACGCATTGCCTGGAAATCGCCTTTCCGTGCCGCCTGGCTGAAGCCGCGCATCGGCGTCGCCGGCGGGGCACCCCCCCCGGCGGCGATTCTGTCGATGATCGTCGGCATGCCCTCTCGCTGCGAAGGCATCGGCTGCGTCGAGTTGTTCGCGCCCTGGCTCATTGCCTGCTGCGCACGTACTTGCCGATTCTCGACTTGCGTCGGCCCGCCAACAGCAGGTCCGACATTCGCCACTTTTGCTGTTTTACCGATGGAATGCGAAGCCGCTCGCGCCAAAATGTTCGCCACGCTGTTCTCTGCGATTTGCGAACCGGGAGCGATGTACTCGATGATGGCATTCAGCGAGCGAACAATCACTTCAAATAACGTGTCGTCTACCCTGGCTTTGAGAGTGTCGAAAGCCAACTGCGCTCCAGCGGACGGTTGGCCGTATTCAACTTGCGCTGCCACTGACAGAAACGCCGGGGACATCAGCTCCGCGAACATTTCATGCAGATTGACAGTACCGTCTCTGAATTTCGCGCTCGTGGCGTACTGCTGCGTGGTTTCCTGTGCTTGCAGCTTTTCACGGATATCGGTCAGCAAGGCAACGAAACTTTGTGCGAACGGATCGCCGGCTTTAGCGTCAGCTTCGATTTGTAGCAAACCATTTCCGGTCAATCCGTGCAACGCTTCATGCACGACAGTACTGCCGTCTCCCGCGCGCCCGATGCGGATAGTATTCTCCGCAAATGAATAGGTGCCGAGGTGATCTTTTTTCATCTGCGTGCCGGTCTTGATCTTCGGCACCGGTACGCCGCTGTCAACGTAGAGCTGAGCAATTGTAGCCGCCGCCGCACGCGTAACGGATGGTGTGTTCTCACTGTCAATCAGCGCCCCCAGTGTCCGCAAAGTAGTGCTCCGCCCGCCGTCACGTACCGTCTCCGCCCAGGCTTCGGTGTTGCCCTGCAGCGTGTCGCCGTAACCGAGCTGACCTGCCATGAACCCGATCGGGCTGCCGTCACGGCTGCCGATCTCGCGACCCTTCAGATCCTGCAACGCGACGTTGATCGCATCGGCGATCGCGTAGTTGCCCGGTGCCAGCGGCGTGCGGATCAGTGCCTGGGCGTTGGTCAGAGTCTGCTGATTCGTGCTCAGCGACATCGGTGCCAGTCCGTCAGTCAGCCGGCCGATCGCCTGCTCGATTTGGTTGACCTGCTCCATTGGCACCTGCCGCGCGATCAGTGCCTTGCGGAAGCCGACGTTGAAATCCGCCGCTGCCGGCGTCATCTGTGCAATTTGCTTAGGGCTATATCCAAATTGTACGAGCGAACCGCTGACTTCTGACGGGAGCCGGGGCGCGGCCGCCTGCCCTTCGCTGATCGCCTCCGGTGATGGTGCCGTCGGCGGGACGCGCGCAGCCTGGCCTTCGACCACGCGCGCGCGGGTGCGTGCGATGTAGCTGTCGGCGCTGGGGTTGGGCACGGCGCCCGGGGCGTACGTCCAGCTGCCCTCTGTGGTCGGCACCAGCGTCGCGCCGCGGATGGTGACCGTCCCGCCGCCGCCCGCAGGCGGCGCATCTCCGCTAGGCTCACCGATGATATCGGTGAGCGACGGCGCAGGCGCCGCGGGGGCGTTCTGGCGTCCTGCGGCCAGTTCGAGCGGCCCGCCGACCGCTGCGCCGCCCAGCAGGCCCAGCAGGAAGCTCTCGCCCGCGCCGGTCAGCTTGGCGTCCGGATCCACTGTCCGTTCGCCCTGCTGCGCCGCGACGTCGCCGGACGCCTCGGTCACGCCCTCGACAACCGCTCCGCCGGCGACGCGGGTCAGTGCGCCGCCTGCTGCTCTGCCGACCGGCCGGCCGGCTGCCGCGCGCGCGGCGGCGCTTTCGAGCGACCCAGGCAACAGGCTGAGTCCGGTACCGGCCACGAAACCGATCGCGCGCGCACGGATGGCCGCTTGCTCGGCGAGCTGCGCGCGCGCCGTAGCCTCGTCGCCAGCCGCGCTCTGCAGCGCCTGCCCCCAACCGTCGGCGCGCTGCAGTGTTTCCAGCGGCAGCGCTTGGACAGCGTCGAACGCCTGGCGCGCGGCGTCGCCGCCGGTGCTGGCACCTTCCAGCGCACCTGCGACGCCCGTGCCGGCAAGCCGGCCGGCGGCAGCCGCACGCACCGCAGTGGTACCGCCGGACGTGGCCAGTCTTGAAACACCGGCGCCGACGCCGCCGCCGATCAGCACTGTCGGTGCCGCGGAGCCAAGCAGGTTGGCGATATCGTCCAGGCTCAGGTTCCGCCCGGCGAGTTTCGCTTCCTCCCACAGTCGCCGCGCCAGCGGATCGTTAGGGTCGATCTTCGTGCGTTCAAACGCCTCCTGTTTCATTTCATCCTGGCGCACCGGCGAATAGCCGGCCTCGATGTCCTTGATCGCATCGTCGATCGAGCGCTGGCCTACGCCAGAGAAATCCGGGTTGGCCGCTCCTGCCAGTGTGCTCACGAAACCAGTAAGGCCGGACGCAAACGCCCGACCTTTGTCGCCTGCGCTTTCCAGCAAGCTGCGCTCCGGTGCAACAGGTGCTGGGAATTTCTCGCGCAGCTGCACTGCGAGTTGCACTGCGAGTTCGTCTTCTTCGTCTTTATCAATACTGGGGGCTTTCTTAAGCGCCGCTTCGACAGCGCCTTTGACGTATTGGTTGTGCGCTTCGAGCTGCTGCGAGTACGGCAGCGCCTCGAAGTTCGGCATACCTGTGCGCACCTGGTCCCAACCGATCGGCACCAGCGAGAGTGCTTTAGCAGGGTCATCTTTGAGCGCGCGCACGAGCTTTTTCTGCTGATCTTCCTGTGCCTTGATGGACTTCGAAAGCGAATCCGCGAGCGCTAGCGTTGGCGATGCGGCAGGCGCCGACGCCACACTGCCGATCAGCTTCATCGACTTGCGCAGCTCTTCAGCGAAATCCTGCGTCTTCGGAAACGGCACGTCGAACAAGTCGGTCATAGCAGCCTCGCCATGTAGCGGTTGATGGAATCTTCCAGCGGCTGCGGGAATTGAACATCAGGAACGTAATCGCGATTAAGCAAGTTCGCGACCGCTTTCTGGTGCACGCGATTGGCATCTTGTTCGAGCGCAGCGTCCTGGAAGCGATTCACGCGACGATCGCCTTCGCCGACTTGTTGTTGAATTTCGGTCACAGCGTCTTGCCATGAACGCACGCTGTTGGGTGCGGCGGAAGTTGCGCCCACAAGGCGTCCGTAGGGATCTGGTTCAACCGCTGCCGAGGGGGGCGCACCAGTCAGCGCGAGATTGGGAACCGCTGCTGTCCCTGTTCCTGCCGCTGCGCGGTCTGTTCCAGGAACAGGGACAGCAGCGGTTGTCGGGACCGAAGGTTGGTACTTTTCGCCGCCGGGGAGTGCAGCCAGCGTGTACGCCCAGGAACGCTTCGGTTGTTTGTACGGCGACGACGGTAGCGACGCCCATACTCCGCCGAGTTTGTCGATCGCGGTCTTCCAGTCGCCCTTCAGTACGTCCGCCAGCGCCCCGCGACCCTCAATCAAACGGATGGCGGCAAGATCCTGCGCCTCCGGGCCGAAGTCCGTGATCTCGACACCGCGGTCTTTCAATTCCTTGACCGTGCTGTCCCATGTCTTCGTTAGGAACTGATAGCGCCCGGCCGCGCTTGAGGTGTTGGTCTTACCGTCGGTTTGCGTAAAGCTGCGTCGCGCTGCGGCGCTCGGACGCGGATGATCTGCCAGCGATCGCAGTTCCACATTACCGAATGCGGTTTTGTAGCCGTACTTCACACCTTCATTGCGCGCGATCATGTCGAGCATCGCTCGCACGTTAGGATCTTGATTGAGCGCTCTGTAATCGACTGTCACGGTGCGCCTCCGTAATTGGTGATGGCTTTGTCGGCTCGTTGAATCAGTGCCGTCAGCTTCGGGTCTTTCCTAGCTGCCAGCGCATCACGATAGCGTTTCAGCTGATCGGCCAGCCACGGAATTTTGACAGCTGTCGACTGCCCCATGTCGATCAACTGATCGTATTGCACAGCCTGATCGAAGTTCTCGAAGCTGTTCGCGCCGACGGTATTTGCGGTTTGCACCTGTGCCGTTGCGGCCTGCAGTTGTTGGGTCAGCGTCTGCGCTGCGCTCTTGGCTGTTTGCCGCTGGCGAGAGATATCGTACAGCTTATTTTCCAGCGCCGAAACTTCAGCCATTGCCGCCGGGTTGTTCGTCGGGTAAACACGCGTGTACTGTGGCTGCCCTGCCGCCATCAATTCCGCAGTCGAACCAGCAGGGTAGGTCGCCTGTTCTACTTCAGGAGCGAGCTGGTCAAGTCGAGTCCTCAGTGCCTGCGCCGTCTGCTCTTGCTGTTGCGTCTGCTGTTGAACACTGGACAGGCGTATCTGCAGATCTGCGAGCGAGAACAGCGGCGCCGCGGTCAAGGACACCGTCGAGGCGCCCGGAGCGCCGGCGGTTGGTGTTGCCCCAGGTACACCTGCAGGCGCACGTGTGTCCTTGACCAGCTGCCCGGTCTTGACGTTGATGCCGCCGCTACCGTCGGGTTTGTACGCGACATCACCTTGCATGTCAGTGAAGCCGGCAGTGATCAACGCCAGCTGATTCTGCTGTTGCGGCGCCGTGACCTGGTTGTCGCTCTGCAACAGCGCCAGCTGCCCGCCTACCGCTGTCAGCTGCGGATTGGCTTGCTTCGCTGCGGCGAGCGAGACGATTTCATTGGGCGAAAGAATGCGGCCGTTCAAGCTGTACGTGCCGTCAGGTTGCCGGCTCAGGCCACTATCAGGCTGCGACGCCCATGCGTCGAGCACGCCGGTGAGGGATCCCATCATCTGCAACGGGTTCTGCGCTAGGCCGGTTTGCCCGAATTCGCGATAGAGCCGAGTCGCAGTTGCCGAATCGTTATTCTGCCGGTAACGGTTAGCGATGCCGATCGCGGTATCTGAAATGTTCTTCAGGATTTGCGCCTGGGATTCAGGCTGCATGTTCTGAAACGCAGGGTCGGCCATGATCGTATCTCGCGCGCGGGCGATGAAGTCGGCGTCGCTGACGCCCTCCTGCGCAGCGATCTGCTGGTAACCGTAGAGCGGCGCCAAATACGCCGTTGCCTGCTCATTGGTCATTCGCTTCTGCCGATCAAGAAGCACGGTTTCGCGCTGGATGTCCGCAAGTTCCTGCGCCTGGCTGAAGGCGATGTCGGCCCTGTCGTTTTGCTTTGCGAGCTGCCGGCCTTTTTCGACGGCGAGAAAATCAATAATCATGGCGCATCCTCAGTAAGTGGTTTCACCTTCGGTCAAATGATCGGCGTACGTCAGCATGAAATCGGCCATCTTGACGACGACCACGCCGGCCGAAAGACCGATCACCGGATAGGTCATGACGCCGCTGCGAATCAGGTCGCGGTTGCCTATATCGCCTTCGTTCCATTTTTCGGACTGTGCATGATCCCACGTCGGGTTGCGCTCACCGATCTTTGAAAGCTGTGACGTATCGCCTTCGAGCGTACGTGCCGTTTCGTTCTGACCGAATGCCGATTGATCATTCGACGGCCAGTTGCCTTGCGGGTTCATCACGTTCGGCATCCGTGTCGCAGTCGGCGTTCGGCCGCCGCGCTGCCCCAATTCGTCTAGGCGCTCGTTGGCCTGCTGGTACTGGCCGCGCGCGTATCCGAACGACATTAGTGCATTGTTGAACTGACCGCTGAGATAGTTACCCGCGGCGGCCAGACTGCGCCCTGCTGATTCGTACAGCGTCACTGCCTGGTTCATGAGATTGCGACCGAGCGCGACCGCCTGCAGCCGGCGTTCGTAATTCGTATCGTGGCGTGCCTGATACTCTGCGAACGCGATATCACGACCGAGCGCACGTGCGCTGGCGATCGCCACCGATCGCGCAAGCATGATGTCTTGCAGCACCTTGGAGTTGGCGCTGCTGCAATAACGCGGCATTTCGCATTTCAGTTCACGCATGCGCAACGCAAACGCAGCCGATACGCCGGCGATCAAGCGGCCGCCGTAGCGCCGCGACATGACCTCGATCGTTTCCAGCATTTCAGGATTTGAAAATTCGTTGAGGAACTGTTCTTCACGTGGCCAGAAGACCGTCTCCAACTGGTTTTGCTGGCGCTCCATGATCTGCAGCGTGCGGTCTGCGATATCGCGCTGTTTGCGATAGTTGCTGACCATCTGCTGCCCGTTGTCGACCGCGATAGTGATCGCTGCGGTCTGCCGAATCAGTGCAGCCTGGCGCACTGCCGCAGCACGGATGCTCTCGCCGGCGGTGTAGCCTGCGTCACCGATACACAGGTTGGGCATCACATACCTCCGTTACGACGCTCGCGTTCCATCTGATCTGCGATCTGGAATCCTTCTTCGATCTCGCTGAGCTTGCTGGTCGGTTCGCGCACAGCCGCGACCGGCAAGATCGGTGCGCTGGGTGCGGCCGATGTCGGCCGGGCGATCACCGGCGGGGGCATCCGCGGGAGATTCCAGGTATCGGTCATCCCGACGCCCCAGCCGCGAGGCTCCGGGCGGTATGAATAATAGCCGTAGGCTTGCAGCGCGCTGTTGATCGAACCTTCGACAATATTGCCGAGGTTGCCAGCGACGCTGCCGTTGATCTGCTGATAGCTGAGCAGCGCCGTCAGCTGTCCGCGACCGAGATTCGTCATCGCCAATTGCCACGCATAACGACGATCGTTTAGCACCTGCACGCGCGATTCTTCTTGCCGCAACGAATAGGAAATAAGATCCCCGCGAATCGCTTCGGAATTTCGCTGCCAGCGGGCATCTTCGCAGCGACCGGGCGGCATGCACAGCTCGCGCGCCGTGTTGATCCAGTCGGTCCGGCCAGCGGACAGTGCATCGGTTGCGTACTGGCCGAGGATATTCGAGGCGTTGAGATAGTCTTCGGTATGCCGTCCTTCCGAAAAAATATCGTCGACGAGTTCGCGTTCCTCCGGCCAGAACAATTCAGCGTGCGCCTGGACGCGCTCGGCCAATCGCGTATTGCGATCGGCGATCTCTTCTTGCATGTTCACGATCGAGCCACTGGCGTTGCGCTGATACAGCGCAACGCCGACCTGGATTGCGGCGTCGATCACCGCTTGGTTCACGATCGCCGAAGCCTGCCGACCGGCGGCGCTGATATAGGCGGCGTCGGTGATGCAGGCAGCCATTACTGCAGCCTCAGCTCGACGATCGTGTGCAGCAACTGACTGCCATGGTCAACGATGATATCCGCAGCTTCGTAGAAAAGCGTGGCCGCGCCGAGCGCGGTTGCAATGGTCTTGGCGAATTCCAGCATCGCTTCGGTGTTGCCTTCGCTGGCCAGAACGGTTGCTGTGAAGTCGTCAGGAAACCATCGATGGCCGACGGACATCAGCGCCATGCTGACGATCGCTCCGGTCGCGTCGCGCTCGATCAGAGCGCGCGTGCCGTTGACCCAGGCCATGAGGAAGCCCTCGCGGTGCAGCTTGATGCCGAGCCGCGCGGCAGCCTCGAACAACTCGCGCCCGACCTCGGCAAACTTGGTTTCGTCGGCCGGCGGTTGGATCACGGTGAAGGGCATATCAGGCTCCGAGTTCGCGCATCGAGGTAGCGAGGGAAAAAAGACTTACGGTTGCGTTTCCGGTCAATCGAATTTGCCAGCGCGAGCCTGCGGCCCACATCGGCAGAGTGAAGACCTTGGCCGCCAGTACCTGCCGGTTGACCGCGATCTTGCCGTCGACGGTGATGGTAACACCTGCCGCTGCGTGCTTGTGATCAATCCGCGCTGCGCCGAAATTCAGCTGCATCGGAGTGACTACTTCAGGTGATTCCCAGACATACGGGCGTAGCGCTGTACCGCGATCCCATTCGTAGACGCCCAGCGCCTTGTGCAAATACAAATTGCCAGCCCGGGTGACGAAGGCGTCCTTCACATCGCGATCTGACAAGCTGCTGTGGGCGTCCAGCGCCCAGCCGTTCTCGGCACCGGCCGGGATCTGCATCACGAACGAGCCGCCGCGGGCGAAGACGAACAGCTTGCCCTCGTGCGCCACTGGCGTGACCGTGGACGGTTCGAGCTTCTGCCAGTCGTCAGGGGCGTAGAGCGGATGGGTCAGCAGCACCGGCGCGGAATTGCCGGAGAGCGCGATCAGGCCTGTGCCGGTCGGGTACACAGCTCCCTGTGGGATCGCTGCCATTCGGCGGTTGCCGCAGCCTGTCATCGGAAACGGCTGCGCCAGGCGTACTGTCTGTCGGCAGCCGGCGTTCTTGCAATCGGTCACGGCGCTGATGGCGTAAGGATGGCCGTCCGTGGCCACGTACAGGATACCGTTGCTTTCGACCAAACCGCAGATGTTGTCGTCCAGATCCTCGTAGTACGGCCACTGGTGCGGGGAATTGTTCTCACTGAAGTACACCCGGTTGCCGACGAACCCAGCCAGTGTGTTGATGCTGGCGATGCGGGTGATGCCGCGCAGCTCGGCCGGTGGCGGCGGTGCAATGTCCTCTTCTAGCGCCGACAGCAACTCCATGTTCCACAGCGTATCGGTGAACGAGGCGGCGCCGATGGCGGCCTCGCCGACCAGCATCCAGGTCGTGTCCAGGATATTGCCCGACTCACGGCCGGTCTGGTGCGACGTCACCGAACGGTAGATCCGTACCGTGGTCACTTCCCAGGACGCATCGGGAATTTCCCAGCCGGAAACTACCACGGTCTGCCCGTCGTGGATCATCTGCGCCGATGTGGCCTTCGACAGTGCGCCGCGCTCGCCGGCCATGTTGACGTACTGATAAGCGTAGGACCGGCCTTCGACATCGCGCGGTGCAGTCACGGCGCCCAGCACGATTGACGGCGCGGCATCGGCACAGGGCACGCCCAGCCGGCGTTTGGTGAAGCCGCACTCGTCGTAGGTCATCACGACGGGGTACGCCAGATCGCCGGTCGTGTAGAACTCTTGGCAGCCGGGCGGACCTTCAGCGAAATCGACGCAGGTCAGGAAGTCGAACCAGCAGCACGCGTGCGTGTAGGCCGTGCGCACGGCATTGCTGACGTCATGTTCGAGCCTCGGCTCGCGCCACGCCTGCAGTTCCCCGTGCCACAGCTTGCAGTCGAGCGCCAGCGCCGCATTCTCGGCGCCGGTCAGGTGATCGGCGATGCGCGGTACCGAGCCTCCGAAGCGACGAAAGGTGATATCCATTCGTCAGCTCACGGGCAGCAGGCGTTGACTTGCGTTTGCAACGCGGCGACCTGTGCCTGTAGTGCCGCATACGACATATTGATGGGCGTCAGGATAGCGTTCAGGGCATCAATTTGCGCTTGCAGTCCGGCGATCGTCGTGTTCTGCGCCAGAATCGTTGCAGCTTGGGCACTGATCTGCGCCTGGAACCCGCCGATCGCGGCCGCGATCTGCCCTGCGAGATCGGCTTCGAGCACGGTCGTGTCGACCGTCACGCCGACACTGCCTCCAGCGTCTTTGGTGAAGCTCAGTGTGATCTTGTCCGGCGGCGTCGGGCCAGGAGTGAACGCAATCGTGTGGATCGGCGGCCAACTGGTCGGCAGCTCTTGCGCCAATCCGTTCGTTATCACGATGTTGGCACTGTTGTAATTCAGGCCAGCCGCAGGCGGCGCGTCAGCGCCGGCAGGGCCGCGCGGAATCTGGAAGTTGAAGATTGCCGCCGAAGCAGTACCGCTGTTGGTGACCGCCGCCGGCTGGCCGGCGGCTACGGTCGTAACCGTGCCGACGCCGATCGACGCGGCGGCGCCGGGCGGACCTTGTGGCCCGTCCAGGCCGTCGCCGCCCGGGGCGCCGGCGCCGACGGTAGCGCAGCATGGATCCGGCGTGTATAGCGGCGCTTCGCCAGCGACGACGGCAGTGATACAGCCGGCTTCGACCGTAACCGTGGCGTTCGGAAAGACCCCGTTGCCGAGCGCGTTGTCGCACCGCGGGAGCACTGGTGCAGGGCCGGGCGGGCAATCTCCACAGGGAGCGCAGTTTCGAGCAGGTCGACAGTTCACGATGCTTCCTCCAAACGCTCGCTCTGCTTTAGCGCGATGCCGAGCGAGTCGAAGAACATGCGGAAATGATACTGCTTGTCGGCATTGGCAGGGTTCGAGAAGCGATCACCAGACAGCATCATTGCCAAAACGTAGTGCCATACAGCGGCGTGAAGCGGCGAATCTCCGTCGATCCTCGTGTTCACGGAGGCGACATCGTATGTCGGTGCCACGTGAACGCACTTCACGTGGGCGAATACCTCGACACCGCACGGTACCGGCGGCTCCACGATAAAGCGACCGTCCATGTTGCGATCAAGATCCACGCTCGTGATGATAAAGCCCTGCGTTGCTTGCGATAGGCAGCTGGGCTTTTTCCATTTCGTTGACACCTTGCTGGTGGTCGAACGCATGCCCAATTCGCGAATCAGGCTGCCGTCGGCGCGCGCCTGATCCATGACGTCGATGACTTTCTTGCAGCAGCTGCGAACGTCCTGGTACCGGCCGACTTCCAACCGGATCAATTCGTATTCCGTGAACAGATCCTCGCGATACTCGGCTGCGATGCCGAGCGCTTTGTTGTAGGCACTGATCATCTTGTCCAGTGCGTAGCGCTGAAATGGTGCGCCCGGCTCGTCATCATTCAACGAGAACGCGACGGTACGTAGGAAGTCGTAAAGTGTATCCATCAACGCGCTCTCCGGCCGAACAGTGAACTGCCTTGGTGCCCCTTCGACATCGTCGGCAGGCCAGCGGCTTCGACCTTTGCCTGAAGCGCGGCGCGCGTAAAGCTGTCCATCGTTGCAAGTGATGCCATCAACGCTCGATCGCGAAAATGCACGGCGTTGGCGTACATGGTTCGCGCGCCGCGCGCGATCTTGGCGCGATAGTGATCGTATAGAAACCGATCCTGGGTGCAGGCACCCTCGGTCGGCGCGGCCCAGACAAGCATACGCAGTGTGCGGGCACGACAAGGGATCGACTTGTCGAATTCGATCTGGTTGCGCGCGACGTCCAGACGCCAAGCCAAACGGCTGCCGCAGGTCTGCGCACAATCATCGTCGAAGCGGTACTTCAACACGCCGATGATCTGCTCGTCTTCGTACGGGTAGATCGGGTAGGTGTAGACACCTGGCTGCAGTTCGACGTAAACCTCGCGCTGCAGTACCTGCGCGGCGCGACAGAACTCGATCGCGGCCTCGCGCACGTAGTTTGCCGCGATCTCTTCGTTTGGATCCTCGATGCCAACGATCACCTCTGGGAGCCAGCGCTCCCAGTCGTAGGTGTCGATGGCCTCACGAATCGGAATAGGCAAGCACACCGCAGGGGCGCACTCGGTATTTCTGGGTGCTTTGCATACCGGCTGCGGCAACGCGCAGTCGGGAAATGCAACACCATTCGCGCTCCAATCCACGATCAACCAGTTGACGGGACTGTAGCGCGGATTCATGCTAGGTCCGCCGCGTTGACGCTTTCGTCGGCGATCTTGACGACGGTCTTCTTGGTCGGCTTGGCGCCGATCAGACTCTTCTTGTCGAAGATCAGATCGTTGCCGCCTGTGCTGCGGTACAGGCTGACGATCTTCGGCGCGACGTCGGGCGAAAGAGGAACGTGCAAACCGTTGACGTGGCTGCGGACGTTGACTGTGCTGCTCATGGTGCGGTTTCCCTGAGTAGAAAGCCGGGAGCGGGATGCTCCCGGCTAGGTGGCGACGCGATTAGACCGGCGCGCGGCCGATGACGTCATAGCTCGCGGCGATGTTCAGGCGGAACTCGCCAGTGATCAGGCCGCCGGCCGGCATCGTCGCGACACGGAGGATCAGTTCGTCCGCTTCGAGAACGAAGTTGCCGCTGTCGCGCGCGATGATCACACGATGGAGCTGGCCCGCCGTCAGTGCACCGAAACCGAGGAAGTCCTCGGAGGTACCCTGGGTGCGGGTCACCTCGCACGCGCTGCCGGTGGCGATGACCGTGATGACCTGGTCGGCCGGCAGCGTCGCGCCGTTACGGGTGATCAGGTCGAACGTCAGGCCGGCTTCCTCTGTCAGCACGGTGATCATCACGCCGGTGAGGAACGAATACGTCGGCAGCGCGAGCACCGAAATGGTCGCGCCGACACCGTGCGTGTTGATCCAGTCCACGATGCGCTTGTGGTCGGACTCCAGTCCGGTATTCGGGACGTTGATCTTGTCGTTGGCACCGGTGGGGTTGCTGTGCGCGAGCGCGTTGTCGAAGCGCGTGCGCGAACCGAGCTTGTCGTAGGTACTGACGAGCGCGGCGTCGCAGCAGCCTTCATTGCTGTGCTGGGCGAACACGTCCTGCCGCGGCTTGGAGCCGCGGAAAATCTGCAGGTTGGTCGCCGCTTTTGCGGTACGTGCCATGATGCTTTCTCCTAGTGAGGGCCGAAGGTACGCTGTCTATTACGACAGGCGCACGGTGGCCACGGCGACGCCGTAGGGGTTGAAGACGTGGGTGTCGTAAACGAATTCGCCGACCAGGAAGTCTTCGAACTTGTCTTCCCACCACTTGTTCGTGATCACGTCGAACGCGTGCAGTACCTGCATCGGGTCGATCAGCACCACGTTGAGCAGGCCGCTGACGGCACCTACGGTGTAGAGCGGCAACCAGCGGGTCGACACCAGCTTCAGGCCGTAGATCGTGCCCAGCATGCCGGTATACAGCGCACCGTTGCGATCGCAACAACCGGCCTGGTTTTCACGCAGCAGCTTCAACGCAAACTTTTCCAGGTGCAGCGGGATAAGCACCATCGGCTCGCCACCGATGCCTTCAGCCACTTCCTCGCCTTCGCCGCACATGATGCCGGCTTCCTGCGCCACCTGGCGCAAAGCAAACAGCAGATCCTCGAACGAATCGGCCGAGTTGATCAGCAGCGCGCCGGCACCCTGGTTGCCCAGGTTGACGGAGTGCGATTCCTTGCCTGCGTTGGTACCGATGTTGTCGGGATGCGCCGACGCGATGACCTTCGGCACCGAGTACGCATCGACCAGCTTGGTGATGTTCTTGTTGATCTTGCGACGCAGTTCGTCTTCCCATGCCGAGAAGTTCTCGCACATCAGGCGCTTGTCGCGGTTCGAGATTTTCCACTCGAATGCCTGAGACTGGCATACGGTCAGCGACGCCGAATCGACGAGCGGGCCACTCATGGTCTCCGGATGTTCGTTATTGTCGGTGTCCATGCCGAAGAAATCGAGATCCGTCTCGACGCCGTAGATGACCTGCGCACCGCAGAACAGATTCTCGTCGGAGAGGAAATCCGAGCGGGCGATCTGCGGCGTGATGGCGCAGAGGTGGTAGTTGCGGACGATCTTGGCCGCGATTTGGGGCGGAGCGTGCAGTGAACCTGCGATGCTCTCGTAACCGACTGCGGACTGGTTTCGCATGAGTGTTCTCCGTTAGGGCTGAGCTTCGAGTTCTTGGATGATCTGTCCCGCTTTGACTCTGTCGGCTGGGTTTCGCGAGCGGGACAGTCGGTTCGCTTCCGCCAGTTTCGCCTTGGTTTCCGTATCGGAAAGTTTGCGAATCGGTTCGCGCCGCATGTGCTTGTCCAGAGCCGTTTTCGGATTTACAGCAGGCTCTTTCTTCTGCAGGGCGTCGAACTCGCGCAGCTTGTTGGCTGCGACTTTGGCATAGCGGTCGATGGACTCGGTGCTCGTAGCATTGAACAGCGAACTCATGACGCTTTCCAGAATGTTGTCATCATTCTCGTACCAGGCCTTGAACGCCGGATCCTGCAGCTTCTGACTCAGGAGGTGCAATCCGCGGTTCTGGTCTGTGAGCACGATCGTACGGTGATTTTTGATTTTTTCAAGCTCCCGCTGCCGGAAGCTCTTGTTGACCTCGGCCTGGACGTCGATTTTGGGCGCGGCCTTGGCTGCAATTGCCTTGGCCAGTTTCTGCACTGCGTTCAGTACACCGGGGTCCAAATCATTCAATTCGTCCTGGGTCAGAACATCGGCCGGATTGATATCGGCGCTGGCTTGGCGCTCTTCGAGCTGCCGTTCCAACTCGTGAATTCTGGTTTCGAAACCGCTCTTTTCGGACTGGCGCTGGGTTTCAGCTTCGAGCCATAGCTGGCGCGTGCGCGCCGCTTCCTGCTGCGCAGGGGCAACCCGACCCTGCAGCGCATCGTGATCCGCCTGCAGTATGGCAAGGCGCGCTGCCAGGTCATCCTCGCCCTCGCCCTCGCCCTCGCCCTCGCCCTCGCCCTCGCCCTCGCCCTCGCCCTCGCCCTCGCCCTCGCCCTCGCCCTCGCCCTCGCTCGGGCTTTGGCCAGCCGGCTTCTTATTGTCGAGCGGAGCGCCGTCGGGCTTCATGCCGGCGAGGCGCATGCGCCGCGCTTCTTGATCTGCTGCTACTTTCATCGGGTCATACATGGTCGTCAGTCTCCGTTAGCGCGTTATTCGGGCTGGTCTTTTCGAGCAGCGCCGTTGGGTAACGCGGTAATGTCTTTGAGGAATTTTTCAGCGCCTTCGGCCATGCCTGCTTGGCGGATAAGTACGGCGGCGTCGTTGGTTTGATAGCTCTGCCTGAGTGCAGTATCTGCGAACAGCTTGCCGTACTGCGTCAGCAGTCCGGCAAGCCGATCGTTGATGCCGAGTTCCTTTCGGATCTCGTGAAGGATCTGATCACGGGTCACTTTTTGCTACCGCGGCAGTTCGTGCACGGACCCATTTTCATCGGGCCGTTGTTCTTGTTGCTGTTGTTCTTCGGAATCGTCATCGTCTTGGATGTCGACTTCGAATGCGTCGAATGGCCGGGTTTGCCCATGTGGTCTTTCATTTTCGCTACCTCTGGATATGCCGCTGAGCGGCGAATGATTATTCTGGCGGATCGGGAACAACAGCATCCTCTTCCGGCCATTCGAAGACGTTGTCGTCTCCGATCGTTTCGACGAGCAGTTCGCCGCCGTTGCAGTGAATGTAGAGTCGTTCCATCAGCGATTCAGCCTTTTGAATGCTGCCGCCATTTTTTCATCGTATCGGTTGTTCCGATACGCCGGTCCGTTGTACACGCTCGCGAACACCTGCCAGTCGAGATTGCGAATTGCTTTGAGCAGTCGCTTGTCTGCCTTGATGAAGCCGACGAACGCCTTCAACTGTTGCTGTTCGCTGTGGTACGTGGCATTGATGAATTCCTGCAACGTCTTGAAACCTGCCCGTTGGAAATTCTGCCCCAGAATCTGGAATTTGCCCCAACTGGCGGACTTCAACGCAGCGGTTCGATCAAGCACCGCCGCTTGATTGAGACGACCGTGTTCGGCTTGGCCGCCTTTGTAGCCGCCGGGAGCGCGGCTACTGATATCCGGATTCGTGCGATCAAATTTGCGCTGCGTCAAACGGCTGAAGATATGCCGCTCGAACAGGATCTTTGGCTCGCCTGATTCGAGAAAACCCGCGCCGGCGGCTTCTACTTCCGCAACCGCTTTGATGGCGGCCGGGAGGCACTGAAGTTCGGTTGCCGCTTCAATGAAATTCTGTTCAGTCAGCATATCGTCCTCACGGGCACTGGGCGTTGACGCCAGTGACAATGCGGTAACCGCCGTAATTCTGATCAACGACAATCGCTAGATCACTAACGCGGCGAATCTGCAGATTGCCATTGATCAGTACGTTCTGGGCGCAGCCCACGTTACGAACGAAGCTGCGAGCCGCGCCGAGATTCAGCCACGTATTAGTCGGAGACGGGCCGCTGATCAGAGCTCCGATCACCCTCACTTCGTAGTCGAACGGATTGACCGTCGCACCACTGAACCACGTCAGCGGCCCGGTTTGCATGTTACTGGTCAACGAACCGTCAGGGGACAAATTTACGTATTCAGACGTGATGTTTGGTTGAGGTGGCGCGCAGTTAAACGCTATGCACGTGCCGGAAGAAGACATCAGCGAATCTTCCGGCAGCCACACCACAGTGTCATTGTCCTGGACCGTCGTGCATGCCGGTCCAGCGCCGGCAGTGATGCGCCCGCCGGCAGGGATGGTCACGCACAAGCTCAGGTCTAGTTCTTCGTCGGTGTCGTCGAACGTCTGCACGCAAAGCTGTGCGCTCGTCTGCCCGATACCGATCACTGCGGTGGGCGCAGGGTAACCGCGCGCCGCCTGCTCGGCGCCGCTGAGCGTGCCAGTGATCGTCAACGGTGCGCCGGAGACGGGAGAATCCAGAACCACTGTCCAGCAGAACTGATTGCCTTCGACCCTCGGACCAGGGGCGAAGAAATTTACAATCGAGTGCGTGGACGGCGGCAGGCCGTCGTTATCGAATACTGTTACGCAGGTCATGGTCAGGCTCCACAGGGGGTGTTGTTAACGGCGGTGATGCGGGCGCTGAGGTTCACGGTCAGGCACAACTGCTGCGAACTTTCCACGGTCACATCATCGGTCGTGGTCACGGTCAGCACGCCGCTGTCCTGCCCGATGGGAATCACGACGCTCGGTGCCGGGTAACGGTGGATGGTCTGCTCGGTGCCACTGAGCGTGGAAGTGACGACCAGATCCGAACCGGCAACCAGGCTGTCCAGCTCTACAGTCCAGGAAACGGTATCGCCTTCGGTGATGTTCGCCGGCTGCGAGATGCAGACAACCGTGTGTGTCGAGTCGCCGGTTGCCGAATCGTTGTCCAGCACGTTGATGCTGCTGGCAGCCGGTACCGCGGTTACGCGGCTGGAAACCACTGCGGCGATTGTCAGCGCGAGCGTGGCCTCGATCGTCAAATCGTCGAAGGTCTGCACCGACACGACACCACTCGAAGCGCCGATCGGGATGATCAGGTTCGGTGCTGCGTAATTGCGCGCAACTTGCTCCGCGCCGCCGAGGGTGAAGTTGATCAGCAGCGGAGCGCCGGCGACGGGGGTATCCAGCGTAACGGTCCATCCGGCCAGCTGGCCTTCGGTGATGGTCTCGCCCACGGCAACAATCGACGTGATCTCGTGGTCACTCGTGAAGCCGGCACAGCTCTCGCCGGTGTCGACCCAGCGTTCGGTACCACACTGGTTTCTTTCCTGCCGGAATACCGAAGCGTTGAAGCAGTCTTCCAGCCCGGTCGGTGTCCACGCGATCGCCTGCTGCTCCCAGCGCACTCGGCCGCAGTCGTTGACCTGCTGCTGTTCAAACACGCTGTCGGTGCAGCGTACGCAGCAGTTGTACTGCCATTCGACCGCGCGCAGAACCGTCCAGCGCAGATCGCCGCAGGGTGTTTGTTCCTGCTGCTCGACCGTCGTATCGGTGCAACGCGTGATGCCGTTGGCGACCCATTCCAGCGCACGGTCAAAAACCCAGCGCGCGGCACCACATTGGTTGGTTTCCTGTCGCTGCACTTCGCCATCCCGGCAGCGAATCTGGCCGGTACCGACCCATTCCACCGGTCGATCGATCGTCCATCGCGTCGTGCCGCAGGGGTTCTGCTCCTGAATTTCGACGTTGTCGCCGCGGCAACGCTCCGCGCTGGTCGCCGCCCACGGAATGATTTGACCTGGCGGCGAGACTTCACGGATATTACCGCAGTTGCTGATCTCGATGCGGTAAAGCCGGTTCGTCAGCTCGTCACAGCGCACCTGCCCAGTATCACGCCAGGTCTGCGGTTCGTCTTCACAGCACACAGGCGGGCAGCCGCGCATCGCATCGGTCAGGTTCGGTGTGCTGGTCGCGTAGGTGTGAACCGCCACCGTGCGCAGGTTGATGCCGGTGCCGTGATAGATCGCGCGCAGCAGCGCCCCCTGTGGCACGTCGAGCACGACGACCGGGTTGCGGTCGGTCAGCCGTACCGGACGCAGCGTCTGCGTTTCGCATGCCGGGCATTTCAGCTCTTCGACGCCAAGGATGGTGCCCGGCTGCATCTGCGTCATGTAGCAGCCGCAGACCGATGAAGGTGTGCCGGATCCCAGCAGCACGACCTCGAACGTGATGTAGTCGTCCGGCTCCATGCCGACGGCGACGACGGTTCGCTGACTGTTGACCTGGAAAATCCTGGAATCCAGGTTGACCGACGCGCTGTCGAAAAGAACGAGCGGTTCTGTGCTCATAGCGGGCTAGCCTCGCAAGGGCAGCCACGCATGTAGCTGCTGATGTTGGTGGTCGCGGTGGTCGTCATGACGACTTTCTGCGTGCTGAGGATCCCGGAGTCCAGTTTCGCGCGCAGCTTCGCACCGATTGGCGCGTCGATGACTACGTACGGGCGTTCGCGGCTGAGCATGATCGGCTCGCCACAGCAGGTCAGCTGAACTTCGTCCAGGATCTGCGGCCCGATCGGGGCCAGCGGCGGGCACGCGCAATCGTCGCTTGGCTTCAGCGGATCGGTCAGCAGCACCATCCAGAACGTCACTTCGTCTTCAGGTTCGAGTCCGAGCGCCCAGACCGTAATCTGAGAATTCAGGTCGAACACGTTCGAAACACCATCGATGAACTGCTTGTCGATGATGACGGTTCTCATGATTCATACCTCGCCACAATCAGGTTGACGACATCCTGGATATCGTCGATGTTCGCCTTCGGCAGATCCAACGCAACCGGCGCGTGCCAGTACACGGCGCGCACGCCGTTGACCAGACCGCCTTCCTGCACCAGCAGCACGCGTTCGCGCGTGTTCGCGCCGATGATGCGCAGCTTGGCGGATGGACCCTCGAAACCGATGACGGTGCCCCACGCCTGGAAGGCGGTGTGGTAGAGGGTGTCGTTCATATTGACCACACGACCTGCGATGTTCATAAGCCGACAGCCCCTCCAGGGGCAGGGATAGAGAGCTGGGACGCGCCGTTTGGCGCCGCGACATTCTGTGATGGTACACCGCTGCGACCGTCAAGTTTCGGTACCTGCGGCCCGCCGGCGAGGCTGGTGATCGGCTGGCTGGCGGCGACGGCGAGAGCGTTCTCCATCACCGGATCGCTTATACCCAAGGCGTCGACCGGGAAGCCGGCCTGCTCCATGAGCAGGCGAGCGGCGTATTCCCCGGCCTGCTGCGGAACCATCTGGTTCTGAGCAAGCTGAATGATGCCGGGGATGGCGGCCTGCTGTGCGATCTTCTGCTGGTCTTCTTTCAGCAGGCCGGTCATGCCGCGGACCATCATGTTGACGTCCTGGCCAACGCGCAGTTCCTTGTCCGTTTCCATGATGCTGTGGAACATGCCGGTGAAGGTCGGCTCGGTCAGGTACATGTCCTCGTTGAGCGCAGCCTGTTTCACCGTGCGCAGGGCGTTGGACATGCGCTGGCTGTACTCGCCGAGCGACGAGCGGCCGAAGTCCTGTGCGCTGTAAGCGAACGCCGGGATGCCGCAATCCTCGTCGGCCTGGCGCAAGATCGCGCCGACCTGCGACAGCAACAGATGGTACTGCGCCGACACCGTGTTCATCGGGCGCAGCGGCTCTGGCATCGTGCCGGATGTCGCGAAGCGGTCCTCGACTTCGTACTGCTCGCCAGGGCGAATCTGCGCAGCGTCGAACGGGTTCTTGAACGCGCTCGAATTCTTCATCAGTGGCGGGCGCGCGGCCCAGTCGGCGTTGTTTTCCCACAGGTGCATCATGATGTTGACGCGCTGCTCGCTGTCCCAGAGCATCGCACCCATGCCGAGGCAATCTAGCAGGCCGGTACCGCTCTTGATGAACGGTGCGCCGAAGTAGGTGCGCTCAAACCCGCCCGGCAGCGGCTTGACCTGGATGCGAATCGCGCGACCGCCGACGATCTCCACACGGGCGCTGACATATTCCAGCGTGTCGTAGCCGGTGATGCCGTAATCGGACAGCTCTTGGCCGGAGAAAAAACCCTCGTGGCGCAGCAGTTCAATGCTTTCGTCAAGGCCCCAGTAAGGCGTCACGTCGTCGGTCATCGGACCGTCGAGCCAGTTGCGCGAGCGGTAGCTGAACTGCGTGAGGATCTCCTCGATCACGCCGGCCTTGTAGCCGTATTTGGCATCCGAATTCGCCATATTAATCAGCTCGATCTTGCTGATGCTGCTGTACTCAGTGTTGCCGGTGTTGGTCTGCATGTCCGGTGCGTCGCAAACCGGATACAGATTGAACGTAGAGACGTGCCGGAACATCGGCACGTTCTTCATCACGTAACGCACGCCGCCCTTGGGCGTATGCTCCATCACGCGCCGGCGCTGCCAGTCCGGACACTGGATGTAGCTCGTACCGAGCAAGTAGCGCTCGAACGTATAGGCGGCGTAGGCCTGCCGATATGTGCCCTGGATCGTTGTGTCGCGCATGCGGCGTTGCATCAGCTGCGCCTGCTCCGACGCAAGGCCGACCAGGCGTGCCTGCTCGACCTTGCGCAGCGCGCGGACCTGTTCGTAAACGAAGTCGTCGACATCTTCCGACAGCTTGCCGTCCATGTTGAGCAGCAGGTTCGGGTCGGCTAGACCTGCGGCCTGCATACGTGCCATCAGTTCGCGCTTCACACCGTTGCGGATGCGTTTGCGACTAGCGTCGTCGATCGTCGGATCCGGCGACGGGTAAGTAGTGAACATCGAGTCCAGGTTGTTGATCACCAGATCATTCGACCAGGCCACGATCGCGTTGACTTTCTGCTGCACGATGCCGAGATAGCGCGTCGGGCAGAAGCCGAAAGCCTCTTGCAGACCGCTAGCATCGGCGGGCAGGTATTCGCGCCGGTACTGCTTGTCCGCGCGCTTGATCAGTGCATCGAATGACATGTTCTGGTGAACGATATGCTGCTCGCGGTATTCCTTCGCACGGCGGTAGCGCTGCACGACAATGCTGCCGATTGCGCATTCCAACGGGGTGTCTGCTTCGGTCATCCGAATGCTCCCCTCGGCCCCGGCCGGCGGTTGTTTCTGGCAAGAATCTCACTCACGCGCATCTTGTTGAATTCCTGGCCCTGCAGACCCTGCAACTGGAACGGTCGGGCGATCGAAGTAATGCCGGCAGTATGCACGGCGTAGGTCATGAACGCATCCGCGTAGTGGCTCGACCAGTCGTGAACCGGGTTCTTGGACATCACGTTACGTTCTTTGTCGTATGTGAAGTGGTAGTTCTGCAGCGCGTCCATGATGAAGGTACAGTCGTCGTGCGGATCCGTAGGTTCCGCTTCGAGCACGTTGATCTCCATCATGTTCGCGAGCAGTGCCCCTGCAGCGATGCTGTCGTCCTTGGCCAGCGACGGCGAGGGTGCCTCGAAAATGATGCCGAGGCGCTTGGCGGTGGCCATACGCGAGACACCGTTGTTACCGAATTCGCGCACTTTCATGTCGTGCGGTGGGATGTGCCGACCGTAGAAATAGGGCTTCTTGCTGAGCACTTCAGCGTAATGCTCCAGGCCGGTGTCGGTGGCCATGTACCAGTCGATCAGACGGAAGCGGTTGCCGATGTGCTGCCAGAACAGGATTACCGTCGGGTCGCCAACGCCGATATCCCAGGAGGTGTCGACCGGGAAACGCGGATCGTAGGAGAACGGCGCGGCGCGGCCGTCTTCGAGCAAGTCGCGCAGCTCCTGGCCCCAGACCGCGCCGACGTTGGCCGCGTCCCAGTCGCACAGGTACTCCTGGTCGAACAGCGCCTTGCCGATCGTGTAGCCGCGGCGCGCGATGTAGCGGCGCAGCTCCTGATCCAATTGGCTGCGAGTGAAAACGTCGGTGTCGTAGGCCGAGAGGCACTGCGTGAACGCCTCGGGATCCTCCTTCAGCGTCTTGAACAACCGGTAGAAGTGATTTCGGCCGCGGGTGGAGCTGATATGCACAGACCAACCGCCGTTCTCCAACAGGATCGGACTGAAGAAATCGAACGCGTTCGGATCGGCGAGCGCCGCTTCCGAAAGAGTGATGCCGACCGGCGTCGTGCCGACCAGCGCGTTGTAGTTGTCGCTGCCGAGCAGCTGCCAGGTCGAGTGGTTCTTGAACGTCAGCATCATCGACTGGTTGTCGACGTGCTCGATGATCTGTTCAGGGAACGCATCGCGCCAGCGCTCTTGCCCAGTGGCGGGGTTGACCGCTTCCCAGACCGCCTTGCGCGCCTGCTCCTGCATCGGGAGCATGTGCCAGTAGTTGCCGACGCGCATCTGGCTCTTGCACGCCGCGTTGTGCATCGCGATGTCGTCCTTACCGGCGCGGCGATGCCATGCCAGAGCGGCCGTGCGGCAGCCGCGCGCGAGCGCAGACCACGCGGGTAGCTGGTACCCGCGTGGCCGCCATCCTTTTGCTGGTAGTGCGAAGGTCAACTTCAGCTCGAAACGCAGGAACTGTTGCCGAACGTCAGGCACCCGGCCGTTTCCGGGAGATCGGTGCCTTCCGGCACGACCAGGTAGTAGCGACTCTGCGTCGGTTCGAATACGACCGTCGCCGTCACGAACGCTGCGGCGTCGAACAACAGGTTGATCGTCGCTGTCGACGTACCGGGAGGTTCGATCTCACAGCCCGGCACGGGGCTATTGCTCAAATAGCCGAGCACGTATTGCCCGTCGAGCGGTGCGCTAACACCATAAGCGGAACCGAGTTGCGCAGGGCTGTTGATGACGCTGCCGCCGCCTTCGTACGAACTGTTGTCGATCAGAAAACCGCCTTCACATGCTTCTGTCTCAACCGGTACGCAGTAGCTGTTACCGAACGAAAAACAGCCGTTATCGGCAGGAAACTGCGTGTTCTCCGGTGCGATGAAATAGGAGCGATTTTGCGTCGGTTCGAACACGACAGTAGCGGCAAAAAACAACACGTCGTTGAAAAGCAATTCAATAACCGGAACCGCAGGTGGAAATTCGTTTTCGCAAGCGGCTGCGAAATTGATCAGCGCGTAACCCAGCACGAACTGTCCGTCGAGCGGCGCGCCAGCGCCGTAAGCGGAACCGAGTTGCGCGGGACTGCTGAGATACACGCTGCCGCCGTTATCGGCCACACCATCAACGATAGGCAGGCTGTTTTCACACATGGGCACAGGCGGCGTCTCGGTGTCGGGGCACAGACCTCCGCAGCCGGCCATGTTGATATCAACTTCTTGCGCCAACCCGTTGAACGAGGATCTGACTTGTATTTTCATGATCGTCTCCTCAGACCGGAAGGGTGCAGACCGGCAGACCCAGGCTGATCCGGGTTGTGTCGAGCGGCAGGTTGACCGCGCCGTAAGCTGGGAGCAGGAAGATGCGGCCACTCGTGTGCTGCGCGAACACCGCCGTGGTGTGCCAGTTGTCATTCGAGTACAGCTCCGTGGCGGGGAATTCACCCGGGGCGCAGTTGTCGGGAAACACGAGGAACGCCGGATCCACCCAGCCGTAGGTCAGGCCGGGGACGTACGGAATAGGACCGACAGCGGTCAGTTCGCCCGGCGAAATGTTGTAGTGCAAGAGGTCACGCAGTTCGCTCGAAACAGCGTAGTTGTCGCCGGAGGCTTCGCCGCCGGGAGCGTCGAACGAGAACGAGCGGCCGGGCGGCGCTGGTGGATCAACGCTGATGGTGCAGCCGGCGCAGAGATCGATGACGACCTGGACGGAACCGCCGTCGGGTCGGGTGCAGGTGGCAGTGAGCTTCATGGCGAGACAATCTCCAGGTAAATGTTGTTGCCGGGGAAGACGCCCGGAAGCACCGCCCAGGCACCGTCGATCGCCACAATCCCTGTGGCGATCTGGTGACCGGAGGTGTCCCGGGCGGTGAACGCTTTGCCGACGATGCCGGCGGGATAGGGTGCGAGCAGCATGCGCTCCGCTTCGATGATGACGCCGGTGCCGGTCGGGCGGTGCTCGCCTTCTGGCAAGCAGCACTCCGGTAGCGGGACAGGTGAAAAGGTCGGTGTGTGGATGCCGCGGTGGGCCGGCTGCTGGCAGGTGTCGACGAAGACCTGGGTCTGGAAGCAGCCGCATGCCGATTCGATGCGCAGCGTGTAGACGCCGCGGGGTGTCGTGCCGGGGGGCGTCACGCCGACCGTCTGCTGGGTGTTGGCTGGAAACGGCGGCGTGCCTGGCGGGTAGGTGATGGTGAGATCGATCGCACTGCGGCCGGCGCGCGCCAACGTCGCTTTCGTCGGCATGGTGGCGCAGGCCGGGATCGCGACCTGCAGTGGTGCCGTCAGGCAGTCGACGCGGATCACAGCAGGAGGGCACCGATGATGAAGCCGATCACCGCGGCGGCGGCGATGCGTGCGCCGCTGCAACAGGGGCAGTCGGACGCGAGTTTTAGGAAGAAATTGCCGATCGGCGCCAGCGCGGGGTGCGAGTCGATATCGCAGGGATTGTATTTAGGCTTCATTTTGCGGTCAGCTCCTCGACGATGGGGTGGCGAAACAGGCTTGGGTTGCTTGACACGAACCGCTGGGTGTGCGTAACCGGGTGCATATTGCGGCAATTGCACAGAACACGGAAGAGCTGGCCGGTGCCGATGTGGATCAACGGCGTGCCGACCGGGGGATGGTACCCCGCGGCGAGCGTCTGCGGGATATCGAGGGTCGTAGTGCTCGTCGGCGGCGCGGCCTGGGTGCTGGGCGGCAGAGGCGACTGGCTGTCAACAGAGGTCATGAACGGTTACCGGCGCGGGCGGGATGGGATTCTGCTGCGGTGCAGCAAGAATCTGCGTGTGCTTGATCGGCGTGAACTCGGCGTCGATCACGTTGCCGTCGGCATCCTGGGTGAAGTCCCGGATCAGGATTGTGGACGGTGTGGAATGTGTGATGTCGATCTTATTTCCGAATTGCTGTCTGCGCTTGGCTTCGAGCAATTTGATCAGCAGCGTGTCGCTGTATTGCGTTTCGGTCGCGACCAGGCTGCCCTTGTAATAGACACCCTTATCGATGCCGTCGACAGCGCGGCGGCGCGCTTCTGCTTCCAGAACATCCGCTGCGATTTCAAGGCTTTGGTTGACGTGCTCTGCAAATTCGTCGTTGTTCTCGCGGTAACGCTCGACCTGTTTTGGTGTGGTGCCGGCGGTGCGTGCCGCGGTGTTGAGCATCCCGTGTTCCTCCAGTTCGGCAAGGAACCGTTCGCCCCAGACGGGGTATTCAAGGAAGGTGGCCAGCATGCTGTGCGCTCGCGACGGGTGCTAGTATGCCGCGGACTCTACAGCAGGGGGTGTCATGTTTGCAAAAGAGAAAGTGGTCGCATCGGCGACCGGTGGACTCAGCTGGCTGGTACAGGATGTGCTCGTTGCAGACGAAAACGTTCTTGCTGCTGCGCTGATCGGGGGGATCCTGGGCACGTGGTTGACGTCGGACAAACTCTGGAAGTACAGGGGAAACAGCGTGAACTGGCGTGGATTGTGGGTGCTGGGCATTGGGTTTCAGTTAGGAATGGGTCTGATATTGGTGGTCGTCTGCAGTTCCTGGGCGGTCTACTTGGTCCCGAACATCCCGGTGGTAGGCGGTCTGGTGGAGGGGGTACCGGCACCGGCGATGGCGGGTATGCTCTCCCTGTTTGCGCTCGCCGTCGTACCGCGGGTATGGCCACACGCGATCAAGGCTGCCGAGCGCTTCTTCGGATCCCGTTGGAGGACTTGATGGAATTCATGTATCTGCTTTTGATGGGTGTGGGCATGCTGGTGCTAATCCACGTGCCGGCCTACCGCAAGGGTCGCTGCCTGATTGACTGGACCCGGGCGATCGCTGCCAGCGTCGGTGCAGGGATGGTGGTTTTCGGCGGCGGTACCGGTGTCTACCGCTGGTTCGTGCCGTTGGAGGTCGAGTGGCACGATCGCCTGATCATGTTCGGGTTGGTGCTAGTGCTTGGAAGCGGCATCTTGCGATTCAAACGATACAAGCCGTAACGCGGCTGAGCCAAAAAGCCCTCGGAGACGAGGGCTTTTTCTTTGGATCATAGGCCAGCGAGCTTGTTGCGCAGCACGTAACCTTCGAGCGCCCATATTTTTTGCTTGGCGCGATCTCGTGCGATATCACGCCCTAGCTGCAGGTCGAAGTTTTCCGGCGACACTGCCGCGCATTCGCCGGTGACGGTGAAGCCGTTGCGCAACGTCAGGCAGCAGACGGTCAACGTCGTGCCTTCGAACATGTGGTACTGCGCAGCGAGAATCTGATCTTCCAATTGCTGCTCTGTCACGTGCGGCGCGGTCTGGTGCTGCGTGCGTTTTTTGATGTCTGTCATGGGTGATGCCCTCTGGTGTGAACAGTGAGCACACTGGAAAACTGCGGGAGTTGGGAAGTGGCCGGTTGAAAAATACGATTTGCTATTTGCAGGGAAGGGTAGGGGTTTGCAGGGAAGGGTAGGGGTTTGCGGGGGAAGGGTAGGGGTTTGCAGGGAAGGGTA